CCTGTAGGTTCCGCCCTAGCGCGGAAGATTTACTCGGTTGGGTTGTTCACCCGTGTACAACACAGCCCTGGCTTCATGAACTTGCTTTCTGGCGAAATGCCAAAAGAAGGTTCGTTCGCAGCTAAAACCAAAGGCCAAACCAGCCCAGATTACCCAATCGTAAAAGCGGGTGACTTGGCTAAGGGTGCCGGCGACACCATCTCTATCGACTTGTTCAACATCCTGCAAGGTAAGCCTGTCATGGGCGACACTCGTATCGAGGGTCGTATGATGCAGCTCACTTACTCGAGCATGGACGTTCGTATCGATCAAGTTCGTGGCGGTGCTGACAGCGGCGGTCGTATGACGCAAAAACGTACCGTTCACAACTTGCGCAACATCTCAATGGCAGGTATCCAAGCATGGATGCAACGCCTTGAAGATCAAACTGCGCTTGTTCACTTGGCCGGTGCGCGTGGTGCGCAATCGACAACTGACTGGGTTATTCCTACACAGTCTGATCCCGATTTCAGTTCGATCATGGTCAACACCGTGAAAGCGCCGACTAAAAACCGCTACTTCGCGGCTAACGACGCAACCGGTCCAGACGACATCGGCACCAACGACGCATTGACCTTGCAAGACATCGACCGCATCGTGGCTCAATTGCGCGAATCGTCAATCGTTATGCAATCAGTCAAAGTGAAGGGCGACGACCGCGCATGGAACGATCCATTGTGGGTAATGTTCGTGACTGAACGTCAATGGCTCTATTTGCAAGCGCGTACTGGTCAAACAACCTGGCGTCAAGCGGCGCAATATGCGTTTGAACGTAAATCGGCAGCGGGTACCAACAAGCACCCATTGTTCGACGCTTACGAAACGATCATGTGGAACGGCGTATTGATTAAGCGTTTGAACCGTTACGCAATCCGTTTTGCAGCGGGCGACAGCGTGATTAAGGATACTGGCGGCTCTGACGGCGGCACCTACACAGAAAGCACAGTGACTACTGCGCAACCTGTGGATCGCGCCATCATCGTCGGTGCGCAAGCATTGGCGAAAGCCTACGGTAAATCGGCGTCTGATTACTTCTACGACTGGTCTGAAAAAGAAGTTGACCACGGCAACAGCATTGAAACTGTTTCTGCGGCAATGACCGGTGCGGCGAAAATCAGATTCAAGATCGACGGCGCGGATACCGACTTCGGTGTTGCGGTTGTTGACTCGTACTCGCCCGATCCTGCTTCTGCGGCTGGCCGTACATTGCTCGGTTCTTAATGTGTCTGGGGGTGGCAACGCCCCCAACCTGTCGACCTAATACATTTGGAGAAAATTCATGGCAACTATCAATGCCCCTTCCTTGCTTGATACCGTTTACAGCGGTGATTGCCCGTTGGCTAATGCCCACGGCTACATCACTTTGGCTAGTGCGGCGTCTGGCGACAAAGTACGCTTGAACAAGGTGTACGCAGGTACCAAGATTTATGACATCAAGTTGGTGAACGCTGCACTAGGCGCAAGCACCACTGTGTCACTTGGCTACGAATACGCTAATGGCGAGTCTGGCGGCAGTGCAACTGCATTGCTGGCAGCGACTTCAACTTCATCGGCAGCGGCTACCCGCGAAGGCGCTATCGCACCGATTACGTTGGCGTATGACGCCTATATCACTGCGACAATCGGTGGCGGTACAGCGACCGGTCAAATTGACGTAGTAACCACCTATGAATTCAAAGGCAAGTAATTGCTTTGAGTAGGTAACGGGGGCGGGCTTAGGCTTGCCCCTATTTTTTTGTTTGGAGAAACACCATGGCTAACCTAATTAAACTCGTCTACGTCGGCAACAAACCCGCCGCTTACGACAACATCGCCCGCTCTGGCAAGACATGGAACGGCAAAAGCGACGTGCAGGAAGTGACCGACGCACAAGCAAAACTGTTGCTCAAATTCCCCGATCAATGGCAACTCGTCGACGCAAAAGACAAGGCCGCTATTGAGGCGCCGGTGTCAATTTCCGTGACCGGTGAAGCGGGTGAGGACGTAATCGTCGATCCCGAAACATTCAAGCAACCAATTGAGAAGTTGAGCAAATCGGAATTGTCGGCGTATGCACTCAATAAATGGGGCAAAGACTTGAGCGCCAACAAGAACCGCAAAGACATGATCGACCAGATTGAAGAATGGGAACGCGACCTTGATGTGATCGTCGGCGTGCCAGAGTAATAGCAGTCAAATAGCACGCATCAAGTGATACTAACGTCATCACATTGGGGGAGTTTTCTGTGGCAAATATCAAGTATTCCGAACTGATCGACGAAGTGTTGCCAGCGCTGGGCGCTGACCCGTCCGATCCTGTAACCGAAAACGCTATCAAGCGTGCGGTCATAGAATTCTGCGCGTCGTCGTGGATTTGGAAGTATTTGCCCGACCCTTTGAGCGTCACTGCCAATGAAGCGTACTACGACCTCGAGCCGCTATCCGGCACCGACATCGTGACCATCATGGACGTGCTGCACAACAACGTGCCCCTCACGCCAAAGACCACCACGCAACTCGATCACGAGATACCAGGCTGGCGTACCACACAGGCAACGCCCAAGTATTACACGCAAGTGGATACCGAGCAGCTAATCCTAGCGCCTATTCCGCCCGACAACTTGGCCAATGGCCTCACCATGACCTTGGTGTTGCAACCTAGCCAAAGCGCGAGCGGTTTCCCAAAGTGGATTTACAACCAATACCTGTATTCGTTGGCCGACGGCGCTATCTCAAAGTTGATGTTGATGCCTGGTAAACCATGGTCGGATGCCGCCACTGGGCTTGATCGCCGCACACGGTTCGAGGAAGCCATCGCCAACGCACGCAATAGTTCAGTCAGCGCACTCGGTCGCGCCGCTGGGCGGGTTGCCTACCAGCACTAGGACAGGCACATGGGAACAATTACCACCGCTGCAATCATCGGCAAAGCGCAAACAATCTTGCAAGACGTTACCGGCACGCGCTGGAACTCGACCGAATTGCTGGGCTGGCTCAACTCGGGACAGCGCGAGATCATCCTCTACAAACCGAATGCCAACGCGAAAGCGGCAGTCATCAAACTGACGGCCGGCACACGGCAGGCGCTACCCAGCGACGGCGTGCAATTGGTGGACATCATCCGCAACATGGGTACCAACGGCACAACGCCAGGGCGAGTCATCCGCCAGACAGCGCGTGACACCCTCGACGCGGCATTGCCAACGTGGCACTCGGTCACGGCCGACGCCGTGGTGCGGCATTACATTTTTAACTTTCTCGATCCCAAGGCCTTTTACGTTTACCCGCCACAACCGGCCGTAAACCAAGGCTACATCGAGATGATTTACGGTGCGCTCCCCACGGACGCGACCGCCAACGGAACCATTAGCGTCGATGACATTTACGAGAATCTGTTACTTGACTATGTGTTGTATCGCGCATTCAGCAAGGAAACTGAATTTTCAGATCAATCGGCAGCAAACGTGCATTACGCGGCGTTCATGGCTGCATTGACCGGCAAGGCAAAAACCGAACTTGGCCTCAATCCAAGCTCTGCGGCGCCTGCCAATACCACCACTGTTTCTTAATTACATTCTGAAAGGAAAACACCATGGGCGCTTTTAGCAACTATCTTGAAGAAAAAATCGTTGAACATTTCCTGCGCAACAACGCCATCACCCCGCCAACGACTGTTTACGTTGCTTTGTTCGAGTCTGATCCAGGCGAAGGCACCAGCGGCACCGAAACGGCGTTCACCGGCTACGCGCGTCAATCGTCTGCGTGGACTGCGCTCGACGTCAACGGCCAGACCAAAAACACCGCTGCATTGACCTTCCCCGCAAACGGCAACGCCTCGGCATCGGTCACGATCACTCACTTGGCACTGTACGACGCATCGACCAGCGGGAACAGACTGTTCTACGCGCAATTGTCGGCGCCTAAAACGCTTTCGCCTGGTGACGTGTTGTCGTTTGCGTCAAACGCTATCGTGTTCGGCCTTGACTAATTGTCGTGAATAACGGGGCAATTAACAGTTTCTCGATCAATGGCGCGGCAGTCCCTAACTGGATTGTTCGTGCTGTTGGCATTGCCGCTGTTGCCGCAGCAACCGTTACCGCTACGCCTACCCGCGTGGCCAGTGCGGCTGCCTACGGTGACGCTGTTGCTACGGTTACACTTGCACCGACGCAAACCGTCCTTGCCCGTGCCACCGCAACCGCAGGTGTATCGAGTTATCTAGCCCCGCACATCATCTATGCCGGTAAAAGCACGGCCAACGCCGTTGCCACCGGTAATGGATCGGTCAGACGCGACATCTTTGCGCAAGCCGCCGGCGACGCTCATGCGACGGGCGAGGCGCTTACCGCGCAGGCCTTGGGTAATGCCAACGTCACGATGGGATGCACGGTCGTATTGTGCAAGCCCCATATCGTTTTCTTTGGCAAATCCAATGTTATCGGGTTGGCCAGCACGGTTAGCGGTAGCGGAAAAGTTACGCGCTACTGCACGGCAAACACCACGGCCGGCATTGGTTACACCCGTGGCGAGGCCAGCATCAAACTGTCTGGCACAAGCTACTACCTGCGCGACGGGTTTGTACCGAATGCCACCGCTGGATGTACGGCGTCGGTACCGCAAGACCGCATCAAGATCATTGCCACCCTTGGTTCGTTTACGTTTGCAGAATGCGATGGGACAATTAATTCGTTCATTCGCTATACGGCAAGAGCAAACCAAAGTGGGGTTGCAACGTCGCAAACGGTCAACTCGTACAAAATAATCAAGGGCGCCGTCAACGCATCGGCACAGGCCAACGCCACCATTACCGGTACTCGCGTCGCGCTCGGGGTTGTATCGGCGCAAGCCGGCGCCTCTCATTTGTCGATCAACGCTCGTTTCGTGCGTGCGGCGGCAGGTACAAGTGAAGCGAATGCGACCAGTATTGTTGCCAACGGCAAGCGCTCAACAAAGGGAGAGGTAATTGGCCTGGCCGGCGCCGACTCCAATTACCCGCTCATGGGTAAGCAAAACAAGGCTACCGCGTCCGATACGGCAATCGCCACGGCGGAATTGGTCGCATCAAGAATCAAGTACGCGGCGTCGTCAATTGGCGACACTGGCCAGGCAACCAGTGTTAAAGCAACCGGCACGCTAATTGTATTGGCTCGCGCCAATGCTATTGCGCTTGCCTCGGTCGGCAAAGCCTACGCCGTGGCCAACTCGGACATTTCCGCCCCAGCGGATCGCTACATGGTCGTTGGCGCTGAACTGCGCGAGATGACCGTACCATTTGAAGATAGAACCATGACGGTGACAGCATGATCCTCGGAAACTTTACCAAACAACCCGTCGACGTTCTTGACTACGACATCGATTACAGCGATTGGCTTACCACCGGCGATAACGTCGAAAGCGTGACGGTCGTGGCAGAGCCTACCGGACTTACGGTCGATAACACGTTCGTCAACGATCCGCGCGTCAAGATTTATCTGTCTGGCGGGACCGACGGCGCGACGTACAAAATCACCGTAACCACGACCACAGCCGATGGGCGCGTCAAGCAGGACGAGTTCAAGCTCAAAGTAAAAGAAATCTAAGGGTTAAGCCATGACGCAACTATTTGCCAACAACGCCTACAGTTCACTTGCCGCCAACGCAAGCAACAGCACCACGACACTTACGCTGGCCACCGGCACCGGTGCGCGGTTTCCTTCACCTACGGGCGGCAATTACTTCCTGCTTACGTTGGTTGGCCTTGATGGCAATGCCAATGAATCGTCATGGGAGATCGTCAAAGTAACGGCTCGATCCACCGATACGCTGACCGTTGTTCGCGCCCAGGAAAGCACAACGGCCGTGGCATGGAACACCGGCACGCGCGTTGAATCACGCGCCACGGCGGGTACGTTTAGCGATTGGAACGGCAACACGTTGCCTATTACGGCAGGTGGTACGGGCGCGATTACTGCGTCGGCCGCTCGCACGGCGCTTGGGCTTGTCATTGGTACCAACGTACAGGCGTGGGATGCTGACCTCGATGCCATCGCGGCATTGGCTGGTACGTCGGGCTTGCTCAAGAAAACCGCCGCGAATACATGGACGCTTGACACCACCACCTACGAAAGCACCGCCAACAAAGGCGCGGCCAACGGGTATGTGCCACTCGGCTCGGATTCCAAAATTGCATCGACCTACTTGCCCAGTTACGTTGATGACGTTCTCGAGTACGCCAATTTGGCGGCGTTTCCGGCCACGGGTGAAACCGGCAAGATTTACGTTCCACTCGACACCAACAAAACATACCGTTGGTCGGGCAGTGCTTACGTCGAGATCAGCGCCTCGCCAGGTTCAACGGACGCCGTAACGGAAGGTTCGGTCAATCTGTATTTCACCAATGCGCGAGCGATTACCGCATTGAGCGGGACACTGGCCAGCTATGCGCCGTTAGCCAGCCCGACGTTCACAGGATCGATTAAAGGCGATTTCAGCAATGCGACCGCTTCTAGCCGCGTGGCGTTCCAAACCAGCACCACCAACGGATCAACCGTCGTTGGCGCAAAACCAAACGGCACTGGCACGGCAGCGTACTTGCAAGCGTTTAACGCTGCGGATGCTGATAACGCGGGCTACGTCTATCTTGGTATCACCGGTTCGATTGCTTCAATCAACTCAGCAAAGACCGGTACAGGCACGGCATTACCTATCGTTTTCTCGGTTGATTCGTCGGAGAAAATGCGCATCTCGGCCGCCGGCAACGTCGGTATTGGCAAATCAGCGCCCGATCAATTGGTTCAAGTAGTCGGCGGAAACATCGACCTGCAAGAACAAGTCGCAGGGCGTCGCATTGGGTTCTATGTTGGTGACTCGTACACCAGCGGAACCGTGAGCGCGGCCGTACCAACAGCACGCTACGGTTTGACGTTCGGATCGTATGTCGGTAGCTCGGTCAATCTGGGTGGGTGGGGCGGCATCACGTTCTCGACAAACGACATCGAGCAAATGCGCATTAATAGCGGCGGTACGCAGATCAACAACGACAACCTGCTAACCCGTGCGATGCTAAAGGACACCGGCTACGCCTACTTCAACAGCAGCACGACCAACGCGCTCGACTATGTAAACGGCTCGCATCAACGCTGGACGCCTGCCACCGGTGCGCAGACTTTGAGCATTGCCAACTGGCCACCTTCGGGCAACCTGGGCGAACTTCTAATTGAGGGCGTCAATTTGGGCGCGGCGACAATCACTTGGCCAACGATCAACTGGATAAAGTCCGACGGTACGACAACGACTACATTTAGCAGTAATGGCGTGACGCTGCAAACGTCTGGCACCGACTGGGTTCTTTTGTGGACTCGAGATGCAGGCACGACCATTTACGGCAAGGTGGTGCGCTAATGAGTATGAAACTCAGATTGGCTGGGATGGGTGGGGCGGCCGCGCAAACCTACGTCGATGACGTATTCTCAACCTATCTCTATACCGGCAACGGCTCAACGCAAACCATCACTAATGGCATTGACTTGGCTGGTAAAGGTGGGATGATTTGGATAAAATCACGAAGCGCAGCGACAGACCATAAATTAACGGACACAGTTCGTGGTGCAACTAAAGCACTTATTTCTGATACAACAGGCGCAGAAACGACAGACTCAACAGGGTTAACAGCATTTAGCTCTACTGGCTTTTCACTAGGCGCAAGTTCAGTGTATAACACTAATGCAGCGACCTACGCCTCATGGACATTCCGCAAAGCCGCGAAGTTTTTTGATGTGGTGACTTGGACGGGAACAGGTAGTGCAAGAACGATTGCACATAGCTTAGGTGTTGCTCCGGGAATGATTATTGTTAAGCGTACTAATGCTATAGATGGCTGGCAAATTTACCATCAGTCACTAGGTAATTCTCAAGCTATACGTTTCTCAACTGCTGCCGCTGTTTCCGTTGGAGCTACTTATTGGCAAACCACAACACCAACAAGCACAGAGTTTTATATTGGTACAGATTCTTCCGTCAATGGTTCTGGCTCTACTTACGTCGCCTACTTATATGCTCACGACACGTCATCAACTGGGATTATTCAGTGTGGGTCGTTTACAACGGACGGTAGTGGTAATGCAACTGTGAATTTGGGCTGGGAACCCCAGTATGTACTTGCAAAAGGAGCAAATGCAGAGACGGCTTGGACAGTTTCCGACACTATGCGCGGCATGAGCGCAAA